GTTGAAGCAACAACTCCGCCTACATTGGGTAATAATGCATTATTATCCACAAACGATTGTCCAATCTATGTACCTTGTCAGAGCTTAGAGGCATACAAAACAGCTTGGAGTGCATATGAATCGAGAATACAGTGTATAGAGCCAACTCCAACAGGAGGTTCAGATATTCAAATAACATATTCAGCAGAAACATCACCAACAAAACTTGCTAATATCTGTTCTCAAGATGTTGAAAGAGTATCAATAGCAGGATGGGTTGTATTCAATCATTGCATTACAACAATTAATTCAGCATTAACATCAGGTAATACTGCTTTTTTCTACAAAAGAACAACTGTTGTTGAAAATGAGGAATTTGCAGATACTGATATGATTGAATGTGGTGTATCAAGTGAGGTAACATCAATTGGCAATGGGGCTTTTTCAGGTAATACAACATTATCATCATTTAGCATTGGGGCTTTTTCATATCTTAACCCATATGAACAAAATCCTATTAGTCAATTAACCTCAATTGGCAATTATGCATTTAAAAATTGCAGCAATATGAAAAGATTGGAACTAATTGGTTGTAAAAATATTGTTCCAACGTTAGGAACAGGGGTTTTTGATGGTTGCACATCATTGGAAATAATATATGTTCCTAATTCAATGGTTAATGCTTTTAAAACAGCACCCGGATGGATAACATATGAATCAATTATACAAGGAGCATAATATAGATTAAATGGAGAAATTGATATTTCTCCATTTTTTATTTATAATATGTTTATAAAAATAATAAATTTCAATAAATATATAATATTATGGCTCGTCCGGTTGGAAGCAAGAATAAACCAAAATATAATGGTGGATTGGAAGTTCTGAAGTTTGAAAAACAAATCGAAGGAAGCCCAATTACAAAAGATAGTTCAATGGGTTGGAGAAAATGGGGTCAAAACAATGACTACTGTAATCTATTGCTTAATTTATATGCTGAAAGTCCAACGCATGCTGCTGCAATAAATTTTGGAGTGCAAAGTATTTTGGGAGCAGGTGTTGATTATGAGGCATCAAACTTTGATGGTAATGAAATAAGACCAAATTATTATCAGAATTGGGAAGAAGTAATTAGGTCAATAAGTCTGGATTATATGTTATTTGGCTCTTATGCCATAGAATGTATTTTAAATAAAGATGGCAAAACGCTAAGTTATTATCACATCCCACTTGACAGGGTTAGATGGGGTGAATATGATGAAGATGGTCAAATAACTGAATATTACATATCTGCTGATTGGTCTGCATTGGGTCAAAACCCACCAATAAGAATTGATGCATTTGATATGAGACCTGATACAAAAATAGAAAAAGGAAAGCCATATCTATATGTATATAGACCTTATAATCCTTTAATGACATATTACACACAACCTCATTATGCTTCGGCTATTAAAGCAATTCAATCAGAAATTGAATTTATAAACTATGATTTAAAACATATAGTAAATGGGTTCAGTGCTGCCGGTGTTTTGACACTGCCCCAGTGTGAAAACGATGACGAAAGAAGAACAATAATTAAAAACATTCAATCAATGTTTCAGGGGTCAAACAATAGCAATAGTTTGGCTATTACATTCAAAACAAACATAGAACAATCCCCTGTAGAATGGACTCCTTTCAGTGATAAGTCTTCAAATATAAATCAATATGCTGACGCAAACCAAAGATGTATTAACAGGATATTAAGCGCACATCAGATAAATGACCCTCAATTAATTGGTTTACCAAATATTGGAGGAAGTGGGTTTAATTCTGAAGGACAAATGCTTGAAACTGCTTATAATGTATACAATAAAGTTGTAGGAAATTATAATAGACAATGTGTTATTCAAACTTTCAACTTTATGTTAGCATTAAATGGAGTTGATACAGAACTTATAATGAAACCTTTGAAATTCACATTGGAAGATTCATCTTCAACTGATACTTCAAAACGCAACACTAATGATAATATTGATGAAAACGATAATACTGAAGATAAGGTAGAAGAAAAAGTTGATGGAAACAATTCAAAAGAATAATTGAAAAGGCTACAGTGGTACATAAGACCATTTGTAGCCTTTATGTGTTTTACTTATTCCTAAACAACATCTTCTAATGTTTGCTCTGTCATATCCATTTCTTGCACATTCCAAACTTGAATCCCATTTCTTAACTAATTTTCCATCTATTGTATATTGGTATATACAATGTTTCGTTTCATTACCTTCTAATTTGCCATTACACTTTTTGCAGCAAGGCTCAACGTTATCCATTGTGTGAGGTTTTGAATTATCTATTCTATTGCAACCAATCTTAGTCCAATCAGTTTCTCCACAATGAGCACAAGGCTTAGACAGTATGTTTTCAACAATCCACTTAGCATTAAAATCTATTTTTTCATCAAATCCATTTCTCCTGTCTTGTATACTATATCCGTATAATAAATAACTTGCTCTACCAATTTTAGTTTTACGATAGTTAACAGATTTTTGTTTAAGCCTTTCTTTATTGTTTAAATACCATTGGTGCTTATATTCTTTTTTATCCATAATATGTTTATAAAAATAAATCGATTTATAATTTAAATAATATGTTACAAAATTGTATCATTAATTCAAAGTGGCTAAAAGAATTTTCAATTTATCCATTAAATTATAATACAAAGGAACTTGAAAATTATATTAAATATTCAGAAGTTGTGTGGCTTCTTCCAATTTTGGGTAATGCCTTCTATGAGGAATTGTTATATCAGGTGAAAAACAATACTCTTACAGAAGAAAACTCAACAGCATTGGTTGAAGCAATATACCCTTATCTTGGTTTTGCTATAGCATATGAGGCTTTACCTATGACATGGGCTTCGGTTACAGAGGTTGGTATTGTCAAGGGCCATAGCGATTCATCAGAATCCCTTACAATGAAAGACCTTACATTAGTACAACAGCACATTAGAACACAGTTGGAGGCTCGCAAGGAATATCTTATAAAATGGCTTGATGAACACCAAGATTCATTCCCTCTATATCATTCAAAATCCTGCGGAATAGGATGCTGCAATTCAAAAGGATTAGCAGCCCCAAACCCTAATTGGTCTATATTTACCACTCCAAGAAAATGTACAAACCTTAGATAAAGCAAATATTCCCTCAAATCTTTATTGAAATGAGGGAATATTTTTTAAAAACAACCCTAATATATAATGAAAAAGAAAGAAAAATTGGTGGTAACAGCCCAAAACCCACCGGCAAAAAAGTAAATACAAATGAATAAATATGAAACACCATTGGGCTGTTATATATATTTAATGAAAACGAACAACTTTCAAAAAAACGAACCCCGATAAAAAATAAGAAACTTATATAAAAAATAAACCATCAGGGTTCGTAACAATGTACACTAAAAAAAAACTAAACCATCAACAATAAAAGAATCATCTTCTAACATTACAAATATACAAAAAATATTTTAAAAACAAAAATATTTAATTAACTTTTTTTAAAAATATTTTATTTCAATTGAATCCTTTTGATAATTTCTATATTCTTCTCTACTCTTTTCTTCAGGATAATTATATTCGTAGCACATATTGAAACGTTTATTGTTTTCTGAAAGATTAGCGCCCATAATTTTTCTCTTATTAACGAAATAATCTTCAGATAGGCCCTTATTTATATGAAATGCTACAATCTTATCACTTACATATAAACGAATGCCAGGAGAAGGCTTACATATGTGATTTCCAACACTCCAACCCATATCATCAATCTTATTTGGGTCAATAATCATAAACTTTCCCAAATCCTTATATTGAGGCATATGATTTATATACTGCTTATATCCCTTTCCTACCAATTGATGTAGATATTTATCTTCTGTATATTCAGGCGTTTTTTCTCCGCAGAAAGCATACCATTTTGTTCCCAATACATTGAAATCATTATCCTTCATATATTGAAGTTCTGATTTCAAATCATTTGACCATATTATTTCATCAAAATCTGAAACAACAACAAAGTCTGCTTTTCCTTTTGATTGCTTCCAAGCATTATTCTTTATTATAGCCTGTATCGAATCGTCTTGGCCTTCAGTTTTGAAATAGTTAATCGTTATCCAATCATATTTTGATAACATTTCAACGCTTCTGTCAGAACTATAATTATCATAGCAATAAACATGCAAGTCAATGCCATCTTTTCTAATTTTCTCCCAATATTGAACTATCCAAGGAATTATGAATTCCTCATTGTAGCATAATACATACCAATCAATTTTCATATATCTTTTTATTATAAATATATTGAAAAATATAAAAAATAAAATATTAATAAAAAAAATAACACCATCTATCACAGACGGTGTTATCAAATGACATAGTAGAAGCGTTTCTACAACTTTCCCTTGTTATGATGTGGATATTATATATCTTCCAAATATTCATCACCCAATGCCTCTAGGTTATCACACAAATTATTCCTAAACTCATTATAATGCCTTATTAACTCTTCATCAGATTCATAACCTTCCTCATAGGTCATCTTCCAATATTCTTCAATGTTAACCCTTTTGATAATGTCTTCAGCTTCTTCGCCTTCAAAATATAAATTATTTAAGGCCACAAATAATTGAAAGTAATTTGATGCTTGCATCACTGTTAATTCTCCATATTCATTATTAACAAAATAAAAGATGAAAATGCCTACACTATCATCAACTATTGAAAATTGAACTGTCAAAGATTGACTAGCGTAATCATTAGAAAATAATTCTCTTGTTTCTACCTTCATAATCAAAACTCATTTTAAAGCCCCTGGGAGCGTTTATTTAAATTAACCCTTATAACTTATCATCTGAGGCAAACAAATGCACTGGCAAGCCTCTAAAATAGCAAATTTAAGAAATAAAACATATTATTGAGATATAATTAACGTATTTTAACCAAAATCTCTGGGTTTTTAGGATTTTTTATTGTATATTTCCATTGCAATGTTACTGGTAACTTAAATAACTTTAGTATTAATCTTTTAAAAATTGAAAAAATGTGGAAAAGAGACATGTTAATTGAAATCGACGCAAAGATTGCAGCATCTGAAAAAAACAGTGAGAAATTGTCAAATTTGAAAAAATTGAGAAATTGCATCAAATCAATGGTTGTTTAACTATTAAATTTATTAATTATGGAAAAATTGGAAAAACTAACAGACAAAGAATTGTTAACATTAGCAACTGGTGAATTAATCAAAAACCTTATCAATTATAGGAATGGAAAAAAAGTTGAGTGTAATAACGAATTTCGTCAAGAAATGGAAAGACGAAAATTGAGCCTTGGTATAACGAAAAAATTCATCAATAGAATTATTAAAGGTGAATTTGACAATGCTGATGTGCTTGAAGTGAGTATCAAGGTCAAGGGGAGTGAATAACTCCCCATTTTTGTTCACAAAAGAAAGAAAAAATATTTGATAAAAGAAAAAGTAGTATAAAAAGAAAATTAATTAAAAAAGAAAGAAAATATATATTATATATAATATATATAAAAGAAAGAATAATACTATTAAAATATTTGATATAATTAAAATATATTTTTTCTTTAATCAATTTTTCTTTTACAAATTAAATTTTATTAACTTTTTTCTAAAATTATTTCTTTTTTAAAAATATTTTTTGTATATTTGTAATGTTAGAACCAATGAAGGTGATAAAGTGAGATACCAAGTTCTGTGATAAGATGCTCATATTCAGGTGGTCTGAGGTAAAATAATAACCATTCACCAACATAAACAAATAGTTCCAACAAACCGTAGTTCATAAATCAGATGACCAAAGCATAGTCAATAAGTCTCGGTCTATACACTGAGAAGTCGGCAACTTCCACAAGAAATACCATTGAACTAACAAAAACTTAAAATAAAAACTAAACTTCAACTCTATGGCCATTAAAACACCGGAACAACTTAAACAACTCTTCGAAGAAACGAAAGCAAGAAAAGCAAAGGAACGCCAGCAGAAAAAAATTCAAAGACAAAAAGAATATTATAAACTCTGCAAGCAAGCTGACCAACTACTAAAAGAAGCCCAAGAACAAGAGAAAAAGAAGAAGATGGAATATCTATCCGCCTTAATACCAAAACGCCAAGAGAAGCCTTTAATTCAAGTCTCAAGACGTATTACCATATATCATTCAAACCAATTCGTAAAAGAACCGGATGAAGATGGTTTATACCAATCTTGGGAAGAAATAAAAGATGCTGAAAGAAGAGGCGAAGGAAAATTGAATTGGAATAAACTCCAAGAACTAATAACCAATACCAAATTGAAAATCAATGAGAAGAAAACAGGAAAAAACAGATAAACAAAAAACAGAAGAAAACAAAATACCAATTAAAAAGTATTTCACCTGCTTCTTCAACGGATAAACAATTGTTTCTATAACCCTTGGTGGTAGGAGGGCATAAACCACCATATGGTTTAATCATTTTTATTTAATCCTGATGTAAGAAAATAATTAATTAAAAAAATCCAAAATGAGTAAAAGTTTTATTCAAAAAAATGCGGAAAGCATTTTAAACGACAGTGATACAAGCGTTATCACATTAACAATCACCAAAGGTGATAGAAAAAAATTTCATTACTATTTCTTCAAAATTGAAGATAAACTTGAAAACAATAAACACATCCCAATCTCATATGAACTTCTAACAAAAGAAAACGGAGTTGGAGTAAACCGCCATTATATCATCGTAGCAGTTTATAATGATGGATATGTTGTGTTTTCATTGAATAAAAACCATACTATTGAATTCAACTATAAATCAACAGGTATGGTTGGATTGCCATTTAACGAGGCTGAGGAAATAGTAAAGTTCTAAAAATGTAAAAAATGGTAGGAATAAAAACTCCTACCATTTTCAAATTGATGATAAACTCTCAGCAGCAGCCAAATCCCTATCATTGCTTATCTCATGGACATAAGTGTCCAATCCTGAAACAGAACGACCTAATAACGTTGCCAAACCATGTATTGTGGCACCCGGATGAGATAAATAATCATTAGCTTTAGTATGACGAGCTACATATAAACTCATCTTGTCAACATCAATTAAAGGCTCATCCAAACCCTTCTCAACATTCTCCTTAATGGTAGCCTCATTTATTTCCTGACATATAGCCTTTAAATTCTTAGAAGCATATCCTGTAAACTTGGCAATAGCATTAGTAATCTGTTTATCACTCATTCCTTCCTTCAATATAGGATATATGTAACCACCACTATACCTGCCCAAAAAATGCTCAAAACAAATAATAGATAATATATTCCTCTTCAATAAACAAGTAACAGGTCTATTAGTCTTCTTCCTCTTAAAACAAATCTTCCAATAATCTTCACCATCAATCTTAACCCTACTACAATTATCACCTTTTAAAAGTGCTGCGTCTATAGGGCTGCTGCCATTACACATAAATAAAAATATAAAAAACATTAAAGAAAACCCCTTTGAAGACCTCTTTTCAAAATTCTCCAATATACCTTCCCTATAACTCCATAATTCTCCAGAATACTCAATTGACATATTAAGAAAATAATCCCTTAATTTCTTTAAATTAATAGCATCCAAATAATATATCCTATTATTTTTACTATACTTCTGAGAATACTTCCAATCCTTAAACGGATAATTAGAAACATCTATAATTTTCTTATCAATGGCATAATTATATACAGCAGCAATCCTGCCACAGATTCCCCTTATACTATTATCTCCCAAATCCA